CGAAGGGCCCCCTGTGCGTATAGCACAACACCTGATTATACTGGAATGAATCCCCCAGTATAATTAACTTCCCCTAAAGGAGGGAGTCCACATGTCATCTCTCCCCCGGTATTATGACTGGGTGCGGAGTCCCCATCCTTGGAGACAAAGCATACCCGGTCAATATACTGAGGGGGTGGCCTATATATCAGGACGTAATCATTTGATACGTACTGATGGCCATGAGTTTCGATCTCTCGATGCTCATGGCCCGGATCACGGAGGCGACTTTGAGTGTAGAACCCACGCTTACTCCGAAGGGAGTAACTGGGCAATCGCTAAAGACGTCAACAATACCCTATCATACCCTACAATTAGGGGTGATTTTGGGTCTAGTTATCAGGGCGACTTTGTCGCTTTTGATTCCGACGTAAGTTGGGACTCGGACGTATGGCCTGTTGTAAATCCATCGACGGACATTCAATTGTACGCGATGGGTACTTCAGTCATAGCCCATGTTCTACCTACGAATCCGGTGGCTGACTTAGCCCAGTTCTTAGGAGAGTTGAGGGAAGGTCTTCCTCGACTCGGTATCGACACATTCAAGGCAAGGACAGCACGCGCCCGCTCTGCGGGTAGCGACTATCTTAATGCCCAGTTTGGGTGGAAACCGCTCCTAAGTGACATCCGAAAGTTCTCTAAAGCTGTCACTCAGCAGGACAAAATCCTGCGACAGTATGAAAAGGACTCCGGAAAACCGGTTAAGCGCAAGGTGACAATGACAGACGATGAATCAGTATCCATGGACACGTATCGGGCGAAACCTTCTCCCGATGTGTGGTTTTGGATATCTACGAGCATCGATCCTGGTGTCATGATTAAAACTACCACCGTTAAAACAAGACGGTGGTTTTCAGGCGTTTTTACCTACTATTTAGGTCCCGATGAAAAGGGATCCCTTCTTAGTAAGGTTTGGTCTCAAAAAGCTAATAAGCTTTTTGGTACCAGGCTCACGCCAGAACTAGTCTGGAACTTGACACCCTGGAGCTGGGCCTTTGATTGGGTAGGGAATACCGGAGATGTGTTACATAACATCTCCGCCTTTCACAATGATGGCCTAGTTATGCCGTATGCTTACATTATGGAAGAAAAATCCATTAGTTGTAAGTATGAGTTGAAAGGGGTCACTTTCTTCAGGGCAGATAGCCCTGTTGGAATTGGTCCTTACAACTTTGAGCAAGTCTTCACCACAACGGTGAAGAAGCGGCTCGCGGCAACTCCCTTCGGATTCGGCTTGTCGCCATTGCTAGATTTTAGCAATAGGCAACTGGCTATTATCGCGGCACTCGGCTTAAGCCGACGTCGTGCGCATTAGCGGTAATAACCCATAGGACGTCTGTCTTATGGTTCCCACGGCTGTAATCAGATGATTACGGCCGTCCAACTGTAGGAGCTTTTGCCATGGCATTTTCTGACCCTCAATCAGTCACGATCAGTGGCGCAGCTAACTCTCTTCCGAGAATTAGCAGTGGACCTACCAGCGGTGCGTTTTCTAGCGCCGATGGTAACGTCCGTCTTGTGATTTCGCATGCCACTGGCAAGCGAATTCGCAGGAGTGTGCGCCTCGATCTCCAGAAGGTTGCTGCCGACGTGCTGCAGCCTGCAACGAACCGTC